TTAGCTTTCACTAACGATGCTATGAAATTGGCTTTAGGTCAAGACATCATGACAAGAATAGATGAAAGAAATGACAAAGGTTATGCAACACAAGTTTATGTTTGCATGTCTATGGGAAGCACAAGACTTGAAGACGAAAAAGTCGTTAGTGTGCAATGTCATGAAGCTTAATAGGAGGTTATTAATATGGCTAGTGTAAAAGGTACTAACTTTACTAACATTACTGCTGATCCAGTTGTAAATGCTGATAGCGGAGAATGGTCTGGTAAATTAAGAGTGCAATACGATGTCTATGAAGCCTCTTCTTTAGCAAGTGGTTCTGACATATCCGTTGCAAGATTACCAAAAGGTGCAAAAGTTTATGATGTAGTAATTCATCATGATGCTTTAGGATCTGGAGTTACTCTTGCAGTTGGCGATAGTGCTGACGCAGACAGATATATTACAGCAACAGCTGCGGCTACTGCTGGGAAAGTTATCATGTCTGAAGATGGTGCTATTGACGGTGTTGCATACGAACAAACAGCTGAAACTGATGTTTTAATTACTACTGGTGGCGGTACTGCTACTGGCACAATTAAATGTCAAGTTATCTATGCTGTTGAGTAATCAATAACATTTTGCTTGGCGGAGCAATCCGCCAGGCATAACTCATGAAATATATAATTATACTTTACATGTGTTCTTTTGCGAACACACAACCAGTTTGTTTAGATGGACAAATGTTAGGATTAGAATTTGAAAATTATAACGATTGTATCTTAGAAGGATATACACAATCACACACAATATTAAGCAATGTTGATGATAACGAAGTCAACAAACAAAAATTAGCAATAAGATTTATTTGTAAAGAAATCAAAGTGGAGAAAATATAATGGCATCAGTAGTGGACATCTGTAACTCAGCATTAAATTTGCTGGGAGCTAGTACAATATCAGCTTTGACTGATGATAGTAAAAACGCAAGACTTTGCAATCAAAGATATGAGCCAGTAAGAGATAGAGTATTTAGATCTCATGCTTGGAATTGTTTACATAAAAGAGTTCAATTAGCACAAAATACAACGGCTCCAGTAGTAGAATATTCTTATGCCTATGCTTTACCTTCGGATTGTTTAAGAGTTTTAAAAATTCATAATGGCGCAACAGACAGTATTGTTTCAAGTATTGATTACAAAATAGAAGGTAGAAATATTGTAACAAATGAAGCTACAGTTTATTTAATTTATATTCAAAAAGTAACAGATCCAAATCAATACGATACTTATTTACAAGAAAGTATTTCTCATCAACTTGCTGCTGATATTGCTTATGCGATTACAAATAATGCAACACTTGCTAATAATTATATGGCAAGAGCTGATGAACGTCTAAGAGAGGCTAGATTTGTTGATGCAACAGAAAACAGTTTAGGAACAATAGAAAGTAACGAATTTACAGACGCTAGATTGTAATGGTTAAATCAGCTTTTGATCCAAGACTATTAGAAAAATATTCTGAGCCTAAATCACTTCTGCATTTTCAATGGGGAGATGACACTAAAGTTTATCGATATGCTTTAGTCGATATTATTAATGAACATGAGATAGATCCAACGTCTAAATGTAAAAAAAACGAAATAGGTTTAACTCAACAAGAAATTTATAAAAAGATATGCCAAGAACAACATTAGCTTTAACATCTTTCGTTTCAGGAGAATTTGGTAATAAGCTTACTGGTAGGACCGATTTTGAAAAATATCAATCAGCTGCTAAAAAATTAGAAAACTTTTTAATTCATCCTCAAGGAGCTGCTACTAGAAGAGTAGGTACTCAGTATATTGCTTCTGTAAAAACTTCTTCTAATAAAACAAGATTAATTCCTTTTGAGTTCTCAACTACTCAAACTTACATTTTAGAATTTGGAAATAATTATATTAGATTTTTTAAAGACAAAGGACAGATCTTATCAGGTGGATCTCCTTATGAAATATCAACACCGTATTTAACAGCTGAGTTATTTGATATTAAATTTGCTCAGTCTGCTGATGTTATGTATTTAGTCCATCCAAATCATGAGACTATGAAACTAAGTCGAACAGGACATACTTCTTGGTCTTTAGATGAAATAGAATTTACAGATGGTCCTTACTTAGCAACTAATTTAACATCAACAACAATGACACCAGGAGCTACTACTGGAACTGGCATAACATTAACTGCTTCTGGTAATGTTTTTGTTTCAACAGATGTTGGTAGATTAATAAATTTCTCAAATGGTTATGCTAAGATTACAGCTTATAGTTCAGCAACAAGTGTAACTATAGATATTAAAGATGACTTTGATAATACATCAGCTACCGCTGATTGGAAATTAGGAGCATTTTCAGACACTACTGGACATCCAAGTTGTGTATCTTTTTATGAACAAAGATTAGTATTTGCAGCAACCACATCAGAACCTCAAACTATATTTTTCTCTAAAGCTGGAGATTATGAAAATATGACCGCTGGTACTAATGCGGATGACGCTATGATTTATACTATAGCTGCTAATCAAGTTAATGTTATTAGATATTTAAAAGCACAAAGAACTTTAGTGATAGGAACGACTGCAGCTGAATATACAGTTTCTGCAGATGGTACAGATGCCAGTATTACTCCAACTAATATTACTATTAAAAGACAAAGTTCTTATGGCTCTGCTAATGTGGATGCAGTTGCTGCTGGTAATGCAATTTTATTTTTACAAAAAGCCAAAAGAAAAATTAGAGAACTAGCTTACAATTTTGATTCAGATTCTTATGTTGCGCCTGACCTTACTATACTAAATGATACCGTTACTCAAAGTGGTATTGTACAAATGGAATGGCAACAAGAGCCTGATAATATTTTATGGTGTGTTAGAGAAGATGGACAATTAGCGGGTTTAACTTATCAAAGATCAGAAAATGTAGTTAGTTGGCATAGACATATTTTAGGTGGAGCTTTTGGATCTGGTAATGCTGTTGTTGAAAGTATTGCAAGTATTTCTGGAGAATTAAATGAAGATGAGCTTTGGGTAATTGTTAAAAGAACAGTTAATGGAGCAACAGTTAGATATATTGAATGTTTTTCTGATTTCGATTTTGATGAAACTGTAGCTGAAGATTTTAAATTTTTAGATAGTCATTTAACTTATTCTGGTTCTGCTACAACAACCTTATCTGGATTATCTCATCTTGAAGGACAAACTGTTTCAATTTTAGCCGATGGATCTGTTCATGCTAATAAAGTTGTAAGCTCAGGTGCTATTACTTTAGATAGATCTGTTACAAAAGCATGTGTCGGCTTATCTTACGATAGTGTTTTACAAACTATGAGAATAGAAGGTGGAGCTGCCGAAGGTACTTCTCAAGGAAAAATAAAAAGAATTTCAAAAGTAGTTTTAAGATTATTTGAAACTGTTGGTGTAAAAGTTGGACCAAGTTTATCTAATTTAGAAGTTGTACCTTTTAGAACTACATCAAGTAATTTATCTGCTCCAGTAGACACACTTATTGAAGGCGATAAAGAGATAGAATTTAACGATGATTATAATAGTGATGGACATATATTTATAAAACAAGATCAACCACTACCAGCTAGTATTCTTGCTATATATCCAACATTAGTAACAAACGATGGCTAACTTTACCGTTGTTCCTTACCAAGCGGAACATGGAGATTACATTATTGAGTTTGGTATGAATAGTAAGCTCATGGAGATAGACGCTAGTTATACTAACAATAGACTAGATATGGCGATACCAGGTTTATCATTTACTTTATTATTTAATAAAACACCGATTGTTTCAGGTGGCATAGTTCCAATGTGGGAAGGTGTAGCTGAAGGCTGGGTATTATCATCTAAACATATTTATAATTATAAAATTAAAGCTGCATCGCTAATCAAAAAAAGACTGGATTATCTATGCACAAATAACAAGATCATAAGATTACAAACTGCAGTCAAAGAAGAGTTCTTAATAGGAGTAAGGTT